CTTTTACATCGATTTTCAACGCAATATATCAACATATCAAACCAACACGCAACATATCAACATATCAAACCAACACGCAACATATCAACATATCAAACCAACACGCAACATATCAACATATCAAACTGATATTATTGGTTTAACGCTGGCACATTGAAAATAGGAGACGATTAACAAAATAAAGAAGGAAATAAACAATCGATGCCGCGACAACACTGACATAATAACCGAATCCTTTGCGTTTCATAATGCCGAAAGCAACGCCGGAAACAATGGCGAGAGTAAAGAGAATAAAACCGATAACAGAGAGGTAGTAAAAGTAAAGACAATAATCTTTGGGAAGAGGGCTAAATAATTCGCTCCACATATTTTTTATACATATAGGAAAAGAAAAAAATATATATGTAAATGTATAAATGTGTAAAATAATGTGAAAATAACATAAATATTATTGGAACTATTATAATAATTACTATTATTATTCAAAAATGTCTTGTATCAACACAAACGAAAATCAAAATGTAAATCCAAAATTCAAAAATATGACTAAATTAGCACTAGTAAACCGCATAGAAAATATAGAAAATTGTTTATCGAAAATAGAGGGAGAATATAAACAAATTATTCACGGTCTTACATTTGATGTCATTATTGGAAAAAAGTCGAATAAGCAACATCCACTTACTGTTGATTTTGAAAATGAAATAAGAACAATTGTAAGAGATTTATGCGCTAACTCAACCGAAAAAAATCCATTAACTGAAACAGAAATAGAATCTCAAACAGAAAAATGTATAGACACAGTAAAGAATTTGATTATTCAAAAATATTCCGAATGGAAATCACCAGACGTTAAGGATAGACATGAAAATGTGATTCAACCTGGTTGCTCAATTGGAATTTCACTTGATAAGTATAGAATTTATTTACGAGAGATGCTTTATAATAATAAACAACGAGAACAAATCCTTACAAAATCATTAGTATTTAATGGAAAACATTATCAAAATTATGAGGAAATGAGAAAAATGCTAATGGATGAAATTGAGGAAATCTATGATGCGTTGCTGTTAATGTAAACACCAAACATACACCAAACATACACCAAACAAAAATATACAAATCCGTATAACAGCCTAGTTACTCCTTATCCCACGTAGTGGGATAATTTTGGCACGCAACGCGTGCCTAAGGAAGGTGCACGAGGAAACCTACGGTTTCCTCGAAAATTGAACATAAATAAATAAGTTGATTTTTATAAATCAACAATAACCACATTGGAACTATTATTACAATTATTCAAAAATGTCTTACATTTACATTCTTGAACTCGAACAAGGAAAGTTTTATGTCGGAAAATCGACAAATGTTAAACAACGTTATCAGCAACACCTACGAGGGAGCGGTAGTATATGGACAGCAGAATATAAACCTATCCGTATCTTGTCAGAAAAAATATCAACGACTGAATTTGATGAAGATAATGAAACGAAAAAGATAATGATGAATTATGGAATTGAAAATGTGAGAGGTGGAAGTTATTCACAAAAAGTTTTGGAAGATTGGCAAATGAAAAGTTTGGAAAATGAATTTCGAGGAGTTTGTGAAAAATGTTTCCTATGTGGAAAAGATGGACATTTCGCAAAAGATTGCGGAAAACAGGTAAAATCAATATATGATGGTATGTCGGAAACTGCTTTATTGGGTCATAAGGAAATGTTAGAGAGCCAATTAAAATCACTTGAATACGCACATAAACAAATAATCCAAGGTCTTACTGTCGATTATTGCCGTGCGAATTTACACAATTATAATTTGGATATGCCACAAATTTGTCCGATTACAGTTGATTTTGAAAATGAAATAAGAACATCAGTTACACAAATAATTAATGAACGCAAAAAAACTATAAACAAGAACGCAGTCATTTCACAACTTGAAACATTTATACATCAAATAAAACATCTTATTATCCAAAAATATTCCGAATGGAAATCACCGGATACTAAAGATAAATATGGAAATGTTATTCTAAAAGAACATACACTTGTTACATCACTTGACAAATGTGGAATTTACTTGCGAGAGATGCTTTATCATAATAAACAACAAGAACGAAATCTTGCAGAATTATTAGTATTTAATAAAAAACGTTATCAAACCTATGAAGAAATCCGACAGGTATTAATAAAGAATATTGAAGAAATCTATGACAGATTATTAGTCGCATAAACTATCCCATACAAACAATAAAACAAATATACACAAAAGCCTAGTTACTCCTTACCTCGCGAAGCGAGGTAATTTCGGCACGCAACGCGTGCCTAAGGAGGGATCATAAGGGAACGTAGTTCCCTTAAAATTGAAACCCTTTTTTGATTTCTGAATATAAAAGTATTCAGTAACATAATAAGTACGATTCAACAACCAACCAACAAGAACAATGTCGTCTCTTCCCAAGTTGCCTATTTACACCACTGTCGAAACCTTCGTCTATGAGAATGCCGATTTTATGGAAAAGCACGCATCCGCCTATATTAACGAATTGGATACATTCGTTGACCAAATCGCCGAACGTTTGAATACTGTTTTCGAAGCAACCGCTGAAGTCGAATATTATCAGCGCAAAGGACTTCTTGGTACTGGTTTTGGTATTTTCGAAGGTATTGCGAATCACTTCTTCGAAATCCCAAATGAAATTCGTGTCCAAATTAGCAACGAGTTCTATTCTTACACTGACAATGATATTCAAAAGTCAAAGTGGTCAGTTATATTTCAAGTTATCTATCACAATTACGATGCTTATCATACTGCCTGTCCCGTAATTGATTGCTTCCTATCCGAGGTTGACCGTGGCATTCATGAAATGCATAATATAATGTTAAATGATTATAAGATAGATATGCTTCAAGAACGCGAAGACTATAGCGATGATTGTTAGAGAGAAACAAAAGAAAAAAGAATAAGAGAGAAAAAGAAAAAAGAATAAGAGAGAAAAAGAAAAAAGAATAAGAGAGAAAAAGAAAAAAGAAGAAAGAATAAGAGAGAAAAAGAATAAGAGAGAAAAAGAAAAAAAAAAAAGAGAAAAAAAAAAAAGAAAAAGAATCTGAGAGAGAAAAAGAAAAAGAATCTGAGAGAGAAAAGAAAAAGACAGAATAAAAAAAGATGGGCTTAATGCCTATCTTTTTTTCTCTCGACCCTTCAACTGAAAATGGAAAACACCGATTTTAAATTTATGGGTAATGTTGGAACATCTTCATCATCGTCCTCGATTTTTTCATCATTCGACACGAAAACATTACTTATTATTATCCTTGCTATTATTTTATTTTTCTCTCTTTTAGGAATTAATGTTTTCATTATTATCGGTAATCTTATAAATACACTTGTTGCTATTTTTGGTCCTCTCATCTTAAACATATTATCTCTCTTTGGATATACAACCGGTGGTGTTTTAGGTAAAACCGCGGGTGTTGTCGGTGATACAACTCAGACAGGAATTGAAGTTGCCGAGGGAACGGTCCAATCTTTCGGTGATGTTTTGAAAGATATTAGTCGTCTTTATATGAATCCAGATGCCGCCTCTCGACTTGATGCTATTTTAGATACTTCTCCGAATAAATGGAAATGGTATCAATCCGGTGCCACTGCTGGACCGGATAATACTGGAAGCCCGATACAAAGCACTCATAAGGGCGGATGGTGTTTAGTCGGTGAATATAATGGAACTCGTGGATGTGTTGCTGTAGGAGACCAAGACAAATGTATGTCGGGGCAATTATTCCCGGACCAGGCGGCATGTTTAAATCCTGCGCAAACGACTCCTTTTCCTGGACAATTACCGCCAGTACCATCGGCTATGGGACCAGTAACGAATGGACCATCATCGACAGCGAATCCGAGATTGGATGCGATGAGGGCTTATGGAGAACAATTAGCAGCACAGGGAACAGATTTAACACCACCATCGGCGAATCCACCATCAGTAGCCTCTCAAGGTGTAACCGAAGGTCGCTGGAACTAAACCGAACCAATGAAAATATGTGTTAGTAAAATATTTGTTCTTGTCTATAATATAAATTATAGACAATGTCATTTACAACAACTTCGCCAGATAATATCATAACAATAGGAGATGCCAATGATACAATTAAATTAAATAAAATTTCTCCATTGTATACGTCTGTTCCTGCTGTGTTTGATTTGAGTTATGTTGGTGGAATTGTTAGTGGAACTTATCAAAATTTGAACACATCGTTTAGAAATACAGTTGTCAATATATGCAAGTTTGATAATGTTCCACCCGGAAATTATATTGTATTTTTTAATTGTAATGTGCACGGAGTTGGTGAATATGGCTTTGTTTTAAAATTATCGAACTTAAGTACAGTTTGTTCTGATACTGACTGTGATTATCATAATGTTACTTTAAATTATGATGTAAGATTTTTGTTTTCTATACCATACGCAAACAACACAAAACAAACACTATATATTAACGCATATAGCAATAATCCACCGAACTCAATTTCCATGAATGAATTTTATTATGGTTATCTAATGCGTATAGGATAATCATTATTTCATAAACAATATTATAATGTCTTTTACAACAACTTCATCAACTAACGAAATTACTATTGGAGATACTAATAGTACGATATATTTAAATCAAATATTTCCAATGTATAGTTCAACACCCACCCCAATTGATTTAAGTTACGTTGGTGGATTTATAGTAGGAACCTCAAATGGATCTAGTGTTTCTGTAAATTCAACCACATCGGCCACATACATATATAAATTTGATAATGTCCCTGTGGGGAAGTATTTAGCGTTTTGTCACTTTAGTGTAACCGCAACTGGCGAGTACGGTTTTGACTTAATTATATCAAATTCACCAACCGCTTATGTATCATCGCCTCCTGATACGGTAGTTGCGCTTCATTCAACAACTTGGAGGTATGACACAAACTATTTTTACAATTTTGTGGTTCCTTACGAAAACGCAAGTAAACGAACAGTGTATATAAATTTTTTTTCAGGTCCGGGTAGTGGAAAATCAACAAACTGTTATATGTACTATGGATACTTGTTACGTGTTGGATAGCAATAATATATCATATATTAATTTATTATATGGCACAATTTACTTCGAGCACAACTAATATTACAATTGGAGATACTAATGATACTGTTAAACTAAACCGTATATTTCCTTTATACACATCAATTCCGTCGGCATTCGATTTAAATTATATAGGTGGTAAATTTGATGGAACAAATATACACGCAAACACCCAAACTATCGGGACAACTGGTGTGTGTATGTTTAAGTTTGATAATGTTCCAGTAGGCCAATATATTGTGTCAATATTGTTTGAGGTAGGTGCTAATAATTCAAATCCGACATTTCGAGTAAAAGTATCAGACACATCTGGCAACGTTACAACACCATATAGTTTTGTTGGATTACATTATGATGTAGGAAGCTCAAACGGCGCACGTGATGTTCAAATATCACCAATATATGTAAACACTACATCAGGTAGTGTATATGTTAGTATAAAAACTGATTCCAACTCAATAGCAGTAAAAGAAAAAAACGCATATCTAATCCGTATAGGATAGAAAATGTCGCATAATATTTCTCTCGTCATTATATGGACCTGAATACATATCCAAATGGTTTTCGATGTATTCATCAAAAACCAACGCTTATACAATCTAAAACTTCCTATATCCATTGTTTTATTAATTTAGGTAGTGTTTTCGAACAAGATGGTTATCGTGGTGCCTCTCATTATATCGAACATATGGTATTTAAAGGAACCAAAAAGTATCCATCATCTCTCGCTATCACCAGTGTTTTCGACCAACAAGGCGCTTATATTAATGCCTACACTGAAAAACGTTATACTTGTTATACAGTTCAATGTCCTACCAACGCTGTCCCAATTTGTTTACATATGCTCTCACAAATGATGTTTCATTCTATTTTCCCCAAAAAGGAATTAGTCAAAGAAAACGAAGTGGTTATCGAAGAGAATTCTAAAGATGAAGATGATCCTGAAAATATATTATTTGAATCTCTCGACAGAGAGATATTTGCCGAAACACCATATTCTTTTCCAGTGGATTCGATGATGTATCATCAACCACCGAATGCCCGTCATTTTAACTATAAGAAAATCATAGAATTATATCACCAATATTATGTTCCTTCCAATATGATTTTATCGATTGTTAGTTCGGCGCAGTGGACACAAATCGAGAGAGCATTAAGAACCACCGATTTTACCAAGGACAGGAAAAACAATGGCACTATTTCTAGTTATCCGAACACAATGGTCTCGACTGTCTCTCCGACACTTATCAGGAACGACTATAGCATTGTTAAATCCGCAAAATCGTCGGATGCGCTGAAACATAATAGTAATAATATTTGGATACATAAAAAAGAAATTGGAACAGCACATCTTGGGATTAGTTTTCGAATTGGTGGAATGTATACGAGAGAACGTTTTCAGTGGATAGTATTGAATCAGATTCTTAGTGGTACATTATCTGCGCGTTTATTCACTGTTTTGAGAGAGGAAAATGGATTAACTTATACGAGCAATACGGAAATCAAATTTTATGAATCTGTTGGGTCTTTTACGATTTATGCGGAAACCGAGAGAAGTAAATTATTCAAAAATGGGAAGAAACCGGGTGTTTTGCCTCTCTGTATCAAATTTGTAGAAGATTTATATCGCGATGGAATTACAGAAGAAGAATTAAATCGTGCTCAAGGATATTTGGCAGGGACACATATTCAAGATGCGGAAGATGGAGAGGAAATCGTAGAATATAATGGATTACGAGAGATGTTTCAAATAGGAGAACATTCGGATTATCCGGTGGTAGAATATAAGGATTTTTATAAGGGTTATTTGGAATCGATAACAAAAAAAGATGTCGACCGATTAATAAAAAAATGGTTGGAACCTTCTGGAATGGTCGTGAGAATTGTAAGTGAAAATATATAACAATAAATTATTTATTTTATTGTTATTTTTTTGCGGTGAGTGGATAGAGAGAAAAATGTGATCATTTATTGTTGATTGGGTGGATAGATAGAAAAATGTTATTGTTATTTGGAGTTTTGGATAGAGATAAAAATGTGATCATTTATTGTTGTTTTCTCTGTTGTTTGTAATCTTTCCAACTGAGTTTCACAGGTTTTACATATTCCGCCTCTTCTTTTTCTTTTTCTTGGACAGAGATTTCATCATATTTGGCACCTTTGCGTTTTGCACTATCGATATAAATATCGTGAAGTATTTGTCCAACAATTACCGAACCTTGAAATTGGTCAATATCATTTTCCTCAATACGTTTCAATACTTTAATAAATTCAACAAACATTTTCAGGTCGATTTCATCGGCGACTACTTTATTAAAAATATCCGTATAATGAGAGAATAAAAAAGGACAATTAGTGCTACACATAGTATAAAAGTTATTGGGTTCAGTCTGTTTCATTGTAAAAAATGCTTGTTTTAGTTCACAGATTTTGCCGATATCTGCCAAAATCGATTCGCTATGTTTCAATTCACGAATTTTTTCGGTATTATCCACATATTCATCACTATTCATAAGTGATTTCAGATTCAACATATTTGTAATATCCATGGTTATTTTTATTATATACGCATATTTTTTATATATGAATTAAACGAAATCAAACAAATCAAACAAATTAAGAGAGAATCCTAGAATAGTTTAATGATTTTTACGTTGGGATCGGGTTTGGATAATTGTGCGCGACAACAAGGACATTCATTCGTTTTTATTTTCGATAAACATTCTTCGTGAAATCGGTGTCCACAATCTGTTGTTTTTGTGTTTCCATTCCCATCGATTCCTTCTAAACAAATCGGACATAATTCAGTTTCCGCTGTCATTGTATAATATCTCTCAGGTGTATCTGGAATATTCCTATAGAATTCGATAACAGTTGGATTCGATTTGATTTTTCTTGGATTAAATTGAGAGAGATATAATCCACTTAAATCTCTCAATCTAGAAAGTGCCACATATGTCTGTCCAAATTCGAAAATACTAGAACCGATATCGAGACAAGCCATATCTAATGTGATTCCTTGTGATTTATGGATAGTAAAAGCATAACCGAGTCTTAATGGCATATAATCAATCGTATAAATCGGATATTCCGACGATAATTGTTTGGTTTGGAATGTAATTGTTAATTCGCGTCCGTTTGTAAAACGGACGACCGGCATTGGTTCTTCACCTTCTGTAAAACGGATAATAACACCTTGGCTTCCATTACAAATCCCGTTTTCCACGTCGAAATTATGGAGACACATTACATTAGTTCCTTCTTTCAAAGTGATTTCATTGGGTATATTATTGGCATCTTTATAGGTATCAAATAATCTGGTGACTTCTTCGCGTGTTAAGGATAGCGAGTCATAAACGAGAGACGCTTCAATCGGTGTATTGGTTCCAACATAGGTTCGAATACTATTGGATTGTTTAATCGGATATTGATATTCATCACTATTAATTTTATTATAATGTTCGCGATTTACTTTTTCGGCTTTTGCGTTTACAGGAAATAATTCGATAGGTTTAAAATTGTCGGGTGGTGTTCTGCCGACACATTTGGATAGTTCGATAATACTTTCTTGAGATAATTCACCGGCTCTGACTTCGTCTAGAATCCCCAGGAATTTCTCGCATCTTTGTCGGAACACGGTTTTCAATAATATATGATTCGCGCGAGGAAATACTTTTAACCATTTTTCGTGTTCGAAACAGAAGCGTTTCGTGTCGGGTTCTTCGTCTTTGCCGACGGGAGGTAATTGATAGAAATCGCCGATGAAAATAACTTGTAAACCACCGAAAGGGCGCAATGAACGACGAAATGAGCACGCGACTTCTTCGATAATTCCGAATAATTTTTTAGACATCATCGAGACTTCGTCGACGATTAAAACGTGAGTTGAACACCAGTTTTTACGCGCGTGACGATTTGTAAGAGTACGTGTGACGACTTGTTCGTGTGCGCCTTGACAAAGACCGATACCGGCGAATGAATGAATTGTTCTGGCACCGCAATTTAATAGAACAGCAGCACAACCAGTTAGAGCAGTAACAGCATAATGTTTTCCAGAGTCGATTAAGTCTTGGACAATTGTTTGAACCAAATAAGATTTACCCGCACCACCTTTTCCAGTAATAAATATGTTTTCACCATGTTTATATTTGGTGAAAGCATATTTCTGTTCAGGGGATAGAGATAAATAACGATTCATTATTTTGACGTATTCGTTTTGTTTATATGAATATAAATGCAAGACTAATTTTGTATTTATATCATTCTATAATATCGCGTGAATCAATTTTACAGGGAACTACGTTCCCTGTTAGACCCTCCTTAAGAATTACCATCCTCACTACGTTCGGCTGGTAAGGAATAACTAGTCTTTTATTATAGGAGGGGTGATAGGGGAACCTAGGTTCCCCTTGGAGGGGGTAAGGGGGAACCTAGGTTCCCCTTGTTCCCCCCTAGATGTCATCGAAATCAAACTCTTGATTATAGTCATTATTATTCGTTTCCACAGTGGGTTCAGTTGTGTTATCAGTTTGTTCAATTTGTTGAAGTGTGTTTCCGAATTCTGAAAATTCAAAATTGTCGGTAGGTTGTGTTGAGTTAGAACTTGAACCATGAGCACCTATTTTCAACGTTTCTACAACCAATATTTGGACATTAATCGCAGGATTATCTTTAAGTTGTTCGATTTCTTCAGATTCATAAACATATTCTAGGTCACAATTCTTCACATCTTTTTCCCAAGTGCGAACCCCGACTAAGACCCAAGAACCAGGACCGACTGTGTTCTGTTTTTTGTTGCGTCCACGGAATTTGCCTCGGATATGACACATTAATGTTTTGCCGGAACAGGTAATTGCTTGGCACATACCATTTCCAAACATTTTAGTAATAACCGCATATTCTTCTTCAGGACAGGATGATAATCGAAGAATTGTGCGACTGGATGAACCTCCATTTTGAAATTTGCGGGCTTGTTTTTTAGCGTTTCCACCACCGGATGTATTTTTCACCATTTTATATTATACGAAAGTTTGTATAAGGTAAATAAGTATTAGATTTGGTTTTATATTGATTGTAAAACTATGCTGGAAACCATAAACCGACAAATCCTGAACCCCCTGCACCACCATTTGATCCAGAGTTTCCACCTGCTCCGCCACCGCCCGAATTTGGAAGTCCTATAAGCAAATTACTAGCCCCTGTGACCGATTTTGTTAAATAATAAAATGTATCATAATTATCATTTGAATTTCCATTTGCTCCTGTTCCTGCTCCGCCACCACCACGTCCTCCAGTTTTGGTGGGATTTGTTAGTGTGCCTGCTGGGTTTCCACCAGAACCGCCACCGCCGAAATAAATATTTGTGGTACCAATTAATGTATTTCCTAGAATTCCCGTAAAATTAGTTCCATTTGTTCCACGGACTGATGCTGTTAATGGATTGTTAATTGCTCCAGCACCACCAGAGCCTCCGCCTCCGGTTGCTATGCCACCTGCTCCACCCGTACTTGTTCCAGCAGGACTTCCTCCAGCACCACCATTCGCAGATAATGTGTAAGACGACCCGGTGATTGTCGTCGTGCCACCATTACCACCGGCGGTTGGCCCAGTACTAGTACCAGCAGTACCACCCGCCCCGATTGTGATAGAATATGTTCCCGGAAGTAATGATACGGTTGTTGTAGAACAAGATGCTCCAGCACCACCACCGCCACCATTACCACTAGCACCACCACCGCCACCACCACCGCCACCGACAATTAATATTCCTACAGATACGCTACCTCCATATACATTAATCGTACTATTGGCAAAAACATCTACTACATTATAATCAACACCATTGTAAGTAGTTCGAATTGTATTAATATTTGTACCGACCGCACTCGAAACAACAACTCGTGGTCGACCAATTGTTCCAAGACTTGAAACACTTGAAAATAAACTAAATGACATATTCACAATTGTATATATTATAATAAAATTTTATTATACCAAATTCATTCGCGTTAATACTATCATTTTTTCATTCTGTCTTGATACTATTATGAACTCTAACGCTGCTGCCAGAAAACGTAGAGCTGGAGGTGCTAATTTTGACCCTTCTCCTCCCACTCCTCAACAATTCCCTCAAAATCAACAAAATCAAACACAAAATAGAGGACCAGGACAAGGACTCACAATCCAGCAAGTTGTTGTTTTAGTCGATCAAAGATTAACTACTTTAGAAACTTTTATGAGAGAGACAAAAGAGAAACAAGTTGTTCAACCTGTCCAACAACAATCATCACAGATTGATGAAGAAGTTATTGCTCAATTAAATAATGATATGAATCAACGTTTTGAGTTGCTTGCAACCGAATTGGGAGAGTTGAAAGATATTGTAATGAAACTTCAATCTTATACAATGGATGTGAATAGAACTCTCTTGGAACAGAAATCAATTGTTCCCCAATCGAGTGAATCTGGACTTCCTACTTTCGATTACAGCAATGTGTATACAGGCGTTGAATCTAATTATAGCGATTTGAATTTAAGTAATTAATAAACCTTTGTACATATTTAACTGTAAAAGCAAAAAATATTCTTGTTATCTAAAATGGATAAAAAGAATAAAATCGACAAGAATCTAATACATATTTGTAGCAGGATTAATGAGTCCCAAATCGATATCTTGTTGTCGTCGTTGTGCTTCTAATTGGGCAATAACCGCTGAAGAATCGCTTTCGTGAATCCGATGTTCTTTCATTGGATTCTCTCGTTGTTTCACATATGTTTCATCGGCATTGGCTTGGATAGGTTTATAATTACTGTGAGAGGCGGAAATGAAATTATCAATTGGTGGTCCACCGAGTGAAAATCCGCTGGGTTCATTACGTTCAATTTGATGAAATACATTCGCAGAGGTTGGACTGGATAAAATACCCCCGACTTCTTTTTCGAAATATTGAGTAATTTCATTACCGTATAAGACTTCATAATGACGTTTCATTAATAACATAGCAGGAACACTATGAATATTGGGCGGTAATATTTTTTTAGAACCGTTTTGTAAAACAACATAATCTTGACCGGTGACAGGATCTCTCCAACGTTTATCGACAGATATCATTTGTACTTTTCGGATAAGGTCAGAACGCGTTAAAAAATCAATAATACGAATACAATGAGGACAATAATTGCTGTAGTAAATAATTTCTTGGGCGGAAGACATTTCTAAATTATATCGCGATAACAAAACCGCACGAATAAACTTATTTTTGGGTAAAACTTATTTTAGGTAGTTTAGTTTGCCTTGCCTGTTTTTTTCGAAAAATAAAGGGATGGGGTTAAAGGGGAAACCTACGGTTTCCCCTTATAAGTTCGCAGTGGTTCCTTCATCGGTTTGCCAAATCTTGTCACAAGTAGGACAGATATACAAATATTTCATTTCTTCGTCATTGTATCTCATATAGATAATTTCAGATTTTACACCTGGTTTTGTATTAGTATCACAGGACTCATTCGGGCATTTCACACCGTGAATACGAGGCAATGTAGGGTCAAATTTCGTATATTTATTGACAATATGATTAATTTTAGTCTCTCCTTGGATAAAGTTGGTTTTCATAACACAGATACCTTCTTCGCTTAAACTTGGGTCGCGATGACCACAAAATCGACAATAATGAATAAGTTCAGAATTGTTTTCACTGTTGATAGCGATGTAATACATATTGTTGCATTGAGAACAGAACTTCATTGTTTATAATAATAGGAGAACACTTTATTTGTGTGTATATGTAGAAAATAAAATAAGAAACCTTATAAAAATCAATTTTAGGGGGAACCTAGGTATTATGTGCGCACCGCGCAAGCTGGTGCGCACTTCTCCCCTTACCCCCTCCTCTAAAGAATTATATTGTTATGAGACACACAATATAAGAGCCTAGTTATTCTGACCGTTAAACCTGAACACGAAGTGTTCATATTTTTAATGAGTCGTTCGTATAGGGTGGTAAGGAGGGGGCTCTGCCCCCTCCTAAAATTGAAACATTATTTTGCTTTTTCGAATAAAGATATCAAATACAACAAGATAACAGATTATCAAATATCTCTCCAAGAATGGCTCACATTTCCGACGACACTTCAGTGAATTCAATTGTTTCCGATATAAGTTCGATGTCTCTTCAAGATAAAAAATCTCTCCCTCCTCCATTATCATTTTATATTGCTCGTGTGGAAACCAATCAAACTCAGGAAAGTATTAAAAATATTATCGAATATAATCGTATTGGAGTTGTTCGTTCTGTCCAATTGATTCCTAGAACAAATGATAGGAATCAATCCTATTATTCAGTAATAGTTCAGTTATTAAGTTGGAATGACTGTCCAAATTCGAACTCAATCCGTTCTGCGATCGCAACTAATAGTGTGTATAAGTTTTATTATAACCGCAATTCTTATTGGAATATCAGTAAAAATCATAAAGATATTGGATTTATAAACACTCTGGAAAAATTTGGAATCAAACCAGTCAATCTTCTCCCAGAAATAAAATATAACCCTACAACAATTCATTACAATGCGGAAACAAATATGACATTTGGATATAAACAGCCTAATAAATCTTATGAGGGACAGGAAATTATAGAAGTCCAACAGCAAACTATTGAAGAACTAAAAACACAACTGAAAGAAGTTACATATGAATTGTATAAAACAGAATTATCAACTGTAAATAATTTGCGTGAAATGAGTGAAGAAATTTTGAATCTATCTGTATATAAGTTATCGTCTGAAGAATGGAAACAAAAATATGATGATTTACTCAATGCGGTTATCCGACAAGATTATGAATACATATATAACCGACATGTCCCTGCTTCAATCCAAATGCCAAATCCTCAGTGCTTCCGTTAAAAATGAAAAATGAAAAATGAAAAATGAAAAACCATAAAAAAAGGTTGGGCTCTCTTGTCCAATCTTTTTTTTCTCTCAACCCCAAATAATTATTTTTTCCATATTTTCACATTTCGACCGTGGTACTTTTAAAAGGTGCGACATCATTTTTCCAATAATAGTTGCGAAGATAGATATATGTTCCATCATTATTCCAAATAATCCAACTAACAGCGTGAACCACAATATTAATTTGTTTCTCTCCTAGGCAAAGACAAAGTTTCGAATCCCGATTCATTTTAAAATTACGAATTTTTTTTTGTAAGCATTGTTCAAGGACTTTCATTTTTTAATTATAACAATTAGAGGCATTTGTTATAATTATAGTGGATACTTAGGATTAGTCAATTTTCCAGATACCTAAAAATATCAATAATTATACACCATTACAATTATTATATAGATGTAAGAATTTCTCTATAGGATGATATTTTCGATATAACAAATCGTTTCTTAAGTTCCGGCTCTCATTTTGTTCTAAGAACTTGACATAAGGAGAATATGAATCAGTATCTTCATCTCTTAAAAACTTATTATAAATTGCCGGATTATATTCGAAATAAACTTTAACAGATTGGGTCATTGGATTATACCGATTTGAAAATGAAGTAATAGCATATTTATTTTCGTTCCAAGAAAATGCTGGACTAAACATATATAATGTTTGTAAATTAGGAAACACATAAGGTTGAATACTATAAAACGAACTACTCTCACAATTCAATAAAACAATTTGTTGAATATCTGACATTTTATAACTTTGATGTTTTAATGGATTGTCTGTGCGAAGACCATAAAATACAACAGTTGGATAGAATTTGTTGAATTTGGTCATTAAGTTAGCAAAATTGGGCAATTTAGTATGAATGTGAGACATTATTGTTTGTGTTAGGTTTAACAGTATAAAATATTTATATGGTTTATATTAGTATAATGATTCCAGAAATTCGAAATTATAAACATGATGGAGATGAATATGCGGTAGCAGGTATATCCGCACGTGAATTATTGGAAAACAGTAGGACAGATATAGACGATTTTTACGGTGGTTCATCTGAGAAAGAGATATTTGATTTTTTTGAAAATAAATGGGTGCCTTGGGGATTGTTTCAAACATCGTATGCGCTATCGGAGAGTTTGCCGACAGAATCGTATAAGAATTTATTAGAAGGTGGAAACGGAAAAGAAGATGATGAAAATAAGGTTGAATGTTCAAAAGACGATAAATATGAAAAATGTTTAGAGAGAATTAGTATTGGGTTGAAATCTTCAAATAGTATGGAAAGAGCGAAGCACGCACCCGAAACAAAATCGATTTATAAAAAGACGATGAAAAGGGGGAAACAAGCACCAAGTGGAAAATCAATTCATAAGAAAACACGAAAATCGAAAACGCGTTAAGAAATAGGAAACACAGAAATCAAGTAATTCTATATGGAGCAAATAGTATCGATTGTTGTTTTAGCGACTTTTATTTATGTTGTCCTGAAAATGGTAGAAATCAAATATTTTCATAAAGAGATGAAACCGTTGAAAGATGTTGTACGTGATTCGGTGTTTGTAGGTGTAGCGGTTGCGATAGCAGGTGTTTTTACATTTGCGATGAATTCGGAATTGAAAAGTTTTATGAATACAATTACCGAAGCGCCTATATTGAGTTCGGCTACGACCCAAGTATTTACCGATAATCCAGGTTTCTAAGGGAACTACGATAGGGAACGTAGTTCCCTATTAAACCCTCCTTAAGAATTACCATCCTCACTTCGTTCGGATGGTAAGGAGTAACTAGATTTTTAACTATTTTTATGATAAGGTTTAATACAAAAAGTAGCAAATAGTAAGTAATCTGGTAAGGAGGGGGTAAGGAGGGGGTAAGGGGAGAAGTGCGCACCAGCTTGCGCGGCGCGAATCTTTAAACGTAGTTCACCCTGTTCCCCCTCCTGCGTTTAAAACAATATAAAGAGAATATTTAGTAATATGTATATAGATACGGTTATTTGTCTAATAACCAAAAAGACAAATATCGGTGTTTATATGAATTGGTCTTGTAACTCAGAGCACTCGACTGTAATGTATATAGATACGGTTATTTGTCTAATAACCAAAAAGACAAATATCGGTGTTTATATGAATTGGTCTTGTAGCTCAGTCGGCTAGTAGCACTCGACTGTTAATCGAGAGGTCGCAGGTTCGAGCCCTGCCAAGACCGAATTATGCCTTCTTAGCATAGTGGTAGTGCACCAGTCTTGTAAACTGGAGGTCCTGAGTTCGATTCTCAGAGGAGGCTTTTTGATAAGGTTGTCAAAACCTTATCAAAAATATAAAATGAATCGTTGGAAGATAACTATTTGATTTCCGAATTACAGTTATCTCAATAAGGTCCAATTAGTCTCTTCCATTTTTGAGAGATAAAGAAAAAACTAATTTGGCATTCGATTCCACATTTTTGTATTTCCTGATACCATTCATCACAAATCTCTCGAATTATTTCACAATTCTCTCGAATATGAAATCCAGTCGCATAATGTGTTCTTTGTGTATCTTTATATCCACTTTTGATTTTTTCTTCTATATATTCTCGATATCTAGAAGAATCTCTACTATATCTTTCCTGTAGCATTGCCTCTCGATATTCATTCCAAACACAAGGTAAAACAAACGAATGTGCTGTTGTTAACCATTTATAATTACTATAAGGAAGAATCTCTCGCACATATCTCAAAACTTTTTGTTCATCCACAAAAAGAGTTGTATCAAAATAACAAGTATATTGAAACTCTTTCAATTCTTTTAAAGCATAAGGACAGGCTTTATAATATTTGGACAGGAGAGAACATTCAACTGGATCATTAATATTAATATTATTAGTATCCACTAAAACACAATTCCATTTTGAAGATTTCTCTCTTAATCGCGAGAGATATTCCGGATTATTTGAATACATAAAACAAGGATAATCGCGACTTGGTAATTCAGGAAAAAGACATCGTGGATTATTCGAAGAACCAATCATACAACTATAAAATCCTATTAACTTTTTATCCATACATTCATAATTACAAATATTCATATTAGTGTAAACGAGTTACCCTACCCCCCAAAATATCTCTCTTAACACATAAATAATGAGTGTTGCTATACCTTTAGTAGTTGCTCTTGGTGGCTTATACATAATTTCAAATCAAGAAAATAATAAACCATCCAATAAATTAGCATCTAAAATTTCAAGACGTGAAGGTTTTACAAGTAGTTTACCAAATACAAATGTACCTGATAAGAATTATCCTGAATTGGTTTCCACCTCTACAGCAGTTGTACCTGAAACCGAAATCACTAGCAAATTAATGACTGTAAATTCCTATAATGGAACAGGTGCTTATACCGATAAATATTTTAATAATGGCGCATCCCAAAATAGTTTAATAAGTAATCAAATATCTAAAGATTCCAATACTTATTATTCTCTCACAGGAGAGAAAGTCGACGCATCTTATTTCCAACATCAAAACATGATGCCATTTTTTGGAAGTAAACTTCGCACTGTAGATGTCGATAATACATCAAATGAATCGATTCTTGATAATTATTTAGGAACTGGCTCGCAAACAATTCAAAAACGCGAACAAGCACCTTTATTTGCTCCCGCTGAAAAAATGCATTGGACACATGGAGCACCAAATATGAATGATTTCTATCAGGGCCGTGTAAATGCCGGTATGCGCCGTGCTGGAGAACTTCCATTTGAACAGGTCCGTGTTGGTCCTGGACTCGGTCTTGGCGCAACTGCCGAAGGTGCCGGTGGATATAATTCTGGGGCAATGATGCGCGAGGCTTGGATGGATAAATCAGTCGATGAACTCCGCACCGCATCAAAACCAAAATCATCTGAACATATGTTGTTAGGATTTGAAGGTCCCGCCGCATCCAGAATGAAAAATATTGGTTATCAAGCACCAGTTCCAAAGAATCGACCTGAGAGATATGCTGAGACTGGACACGACCGTTTATTCACCACGACAGGTATTGAAAAAGGTCCAACTTTACATTCTATCCAGATGCATAAAGACCAAACTAGACAGGAAACAACAACATCGTATCAGGGTGTAGCACAATCGCAGATGCCCGCAATCGCTGCGAATCCATCTGAACATATGCCAACTCATCGTAATGAGTATGGTGAATTTCAATTAGGAACAGCAAGTGCGGTCGGTCGTCAGTTTGCGACCGATGGTGATTACGGTATTAAAACTAAAATCGCCTATCCAAATAATCGTTCTATCCAGCATCAATATACAGATTCGTCTGATTCTGATACTTATTTCGGTGCTCTCGGAAATGGAATCGGTGCTGTTGTTGCGCCTCTATTAGAAATGATGAGACCATCAAGACGTGAAAATGCTATTGGAAATATGAGATTATATGGTGATGCCAAATCAAGTGTGGGAGGTGCTCATTTATTTAATCCAGCGGATGTTCCCAAACAAACCATAAAAGAGACAACATTATATAATCCGGGTGAATTCCATTCGGTGGATAGAGGACAGAAGACAAATGGATATATGAATCAAGATATTCAATTATTACCGCAAGAGAGAGAAACTACGAATTCGTCGTATACTGGAAACGCATTGTATGGACGTGGTCCGAAACCATATGATGATGCCTATAATTATGAAGTGAAAGGATTGAGAACCGCAACAATTGAGAATCGTATGGTAGATGGAAATATGAAGTTATTTAATGGAAATGTGAATTATCAAGGAAAACCAAAAGATTTAGACACAGTAAATCAGAGAGATTTAGTGCCTCAAATGCCATATCAATATGGAGACCAATCAGCGATGGGTTCAGTGTTAAGACGTCCAGAGAATTTATCTTCTGACATATCGAATCGTAATGACCCAAATTTGTATTCGGCTCTCTCACAGAATCCTTATACTTTACAAAGAAAATATAACATTGTCCAATAAAGATATAATTACCTATATAAAAAACTTGGTGAAAAACCGATGAAAATATTATGAATATATTATAATAGTCATAATAATGGAAGAGATTAGTTATGAGATAAGTGAATATCCGTTAAACGATACAAATTCTGTCCCTGATATACCAACAGATATAAATGCTGTCCCTGATACACCAACAGATACAATTGCTGTCCCTGATACACCAACAGATACAAATTCTGTTTCTGATACACCAACAGATACAATTGCTGTCCCGTCTATTGTATTTATTGTTCCTTATAGAGATAGAAAACAACATCTTCAGTGGTATCGAGAGAAAATGACACCGATTTTAGAAAAAATGAATAAAAGCACATATAAAACAATAATAGTTCATCAAAAAGATACGCGTTCATTTAATCGGGGAGCCATTAAAAATATTGGTTTCTTAATTGTGAAACGAATGTATCCAAATGATTATCAAAATATGACTCTTGTTTTTAATGATGTGGATACAGTTCCTGTAGAGCCTGGAATTATTGATTATCCAACCACAAGAGGAAAAATAAAACATTTCTATGGTTTTAAATTTACATTGGGTGGTATTTTTTCGATAACAGGGGCAGATTTTGAAAGAATTAATGGATTTCCAAATTATTGGAGTTGGGGTTTTGAAGATAATTTAATTCAAACAAGGGCAGAACGTGCTGGAATACAAATTGATAGAAGTGTTTTTTACGAAGCCAATATAACTGAAAATAATACGAAAATTATTCAATATGGTCATAGTCCATTAAGAGTATTTAATAATGATGATTATAGGCGATTCACAAAAAGGGAAAATCACGGGATTAATGTAATACACGGAATTATTTATGAATATAATGAAAAAGAGGATATGTATGATGTAACCCAATTTTTCACAAGTTATGAAGAGAATAAAAAACACAATTTGACCCACGATTTAAGAAATGGAATGCATCCTGTTGGATTGAATGGAAGAACACCTGGGATAACAATGAATTTTTTTAAACCAAACTTCAAAAACGGAGCAATATATAGATAAATTATACTGCTGGCAGTCCCTTCATATGATAATTCACATCAATTTGTGAATAAGTATTTGTAAGTCGATGTACTTGACGTTCTCTCTTAAAACCAATTCCATTCTTATTCAGGATAAATAATACAATGCCGAGAGCAGGTTCATCCGCATTTAAAGAAGGAATACGTTCGTTTGGAAATTCTTCGGATAATAATTGTAATAATCCACAAATTTCTTGTTGTTTATGTTTAAGACTATATAAGTTAATAATTGGTTTTTTAATTTCCAAGATTTTCATTAATTGTTTGAGAGATTCAGTATACGTGTTTGCGTCTTGTTGTTGTTGTTCCATTTTTGAATAATTACAATCAATCAAATATTGTAATTATTTATTATACTTTGAATACATCAATTTTCCAGATAGAATTATTAATTCAGTGAATTGGGTTAATTAAATTTATATAACACCTGATAATTATGTAATAATTTATCCGCATCTTTATGGACATTTAATACATATTGACCTTTTCCAGGCATACAGTTGTTTTTATTGTAATATTGAATCATGTCATTGTATATGGGTCCTCTGGAATCCATCCAATAGGGTTCAGATGGTGTATCATCAATTAATAGAAGTGTATTTTTCTTATAACTCGGCAATAACGCCAAATATTCGTTTAATCCGTGCATCGCTGCCGGATGTGGATTATACCATTCCAGGTCCCAACTATCTAGATAAATAACATCCGCTTGTAATCCCGGATTTTTCTTACACCACCCGCTAAAAAAATCAACACTATCATTACAAATTAATGTAGTACTTGGACACATATTACCTTGATGTGAATCAACAAGAGTTCTATTAGTATCCACAGACCAAAATCGACCGCCGTATTTACGAACATATTCATTAAATAAATAAGTACTCAGTGTTCCGGCAGATGAAATTCCAGATTCCAAAATATTTAAATCTTTGCGTTCATTCATATGTTTAAATAATTCCCGAAATGTTAAATAATTTAAATGCTTTGGTTTTCCCTTTCCTGAAAACATCTCATATAAATTAGTATGTTCATCATAATATAGGTTACCAGATAAATTCGAGAAGTGGTGTTCTAATAATTCCATATAATAATTATTAAAACATTATTTTTTATATATTTGATTTCTAACATATTCCTTCATTTTACACCTATTTTACTTTTTGTAGAATGTAGGTTTTCCATTCTTATAAACCCCGACTTCCAATGAAATATCACCATTTGCGTCTGCTTGATATATAGGACTATCAATCTCATTCATAACATAGTATGTTTTTTTATTAATAGTAATTTCATATACATCTGAATCTGTTTCTTCCTCTTCAACTTCCTCAACTTCCTCAACTTCTTCCACTTCTTCCACTTCTTCCACTTCTTCCACTTCTTCCACTTCTTCCACTTCTTCCACTTCTTCCACTTCTTCCACTTCTTCCACTTCTTCCACTTCTTCCACTTCTTCCA